GACAGCTTACAGATGGAAGTCCAGCGGGTGCTGTGATTGGACATGGTGGACTGTAATGGACCTGATTGAGATGGTTGGTGGTTACAACACTGGTGTACTGTCAATCTTGGAGGAACGCAACTGCGACGGCTGGTGGGCCGACAAGCAAGTTCTGGTGGGGCTGACGACCTGTCTGGTAATGGGTACAATTGGTGATGTCCAGCCGACAGTTGAGGCCGCACTCTTTGCCAATGTTGAGGCTCTTGTGAGCAACGTGCCCCCACCAAAGTCACGTGTGTTGGAGTTGCTTACACCAGTTGAGGGTCCACATTTGCAATGGCACCATCTGGTTGCATGGGACCCCACCGCGGCGGTTGCTCTGCGAGTCAGGAGTGGCGCCCACACAGGTTCATGGCGGGTGCCGGGGAAATTTATCCTCGCCCACAAACCTCTTTGTTACAAGGTTTCAAATGGCGTCGTGGATTTCACTGCGAAAACGCTTGCACCCGCTTACATTGTGAGCGACGCCGAGTACACGCTCACTCTGGGCCCTGGTGACATAGAACCACCTGCACCGAACGACGTGGTGGTGGTCACCCATCCCGAGCATAAAGATTTCGTGAAGCGAAAGTACCCATGGGCGGAATTCCGGCCAATACCTGTGCCCTTACATGAATTTATCGCGTTGGGACAGGAACTGGTTAGAATCGCGAACTTGGGCTCGCTGGGACCTGGGCTGCGGCGAATGAACAAATGGATACTTGATGCGTTCAGAGTGTTCCTTTCCTACACTGAGCAGTCAGACCTAGTGTACGTAGTGTCCGGCGCTGTCGTGGCACCGTATCTCAACTCCGTCTATAAGGGGAGCAAGAAAATCTTTGAGGTGTGCCCTGTACCTCGAGCGGAGGCCTCCCAGGCGCCAGAGTTTTATTTATCCTGCCTGTTTGGTGAGCTCTCATTGCCACCCGAGGTGACCCGCGGAATAGCCAAGATGCTGGAGATCACCCTTGCAAAGGGACTCACAAAACGCAGTGGCCTCAACCTCACAAGAGACCCACCCCCTAGGATACAAGCTGCTCCCAGGTGGGTGCTAGACCATTAGGAGGTGCACGGAATGTCTGGGCCTTTCAAACCTTGGTCTAGGCTCGTCCGCAGATGGCAACGCCTGCCAACTTGTAGCGAGGCACCCGGGCTCAGGGGTTGGCAAGACGTGGTCTTCACAGACAGAGATGCTTGCTGTGGCTCTGGCAGCGGGACCTGGTGCCAATGCAAGTTATCTGGTATGTCAGAGGTGCCACCTGGGGTGCTGCGAGCACCAGCAAACAGGCTGCGCTCGCGACCAGACTACCACCGAGGCAAAGTGTACTTCTCCATGGGCTCGTGTGAAAATTTGAAACAGAGCACACTGGAGGTTATCCAACAGTTGGTAGACTCCAACCATGAAATCACAGTCGATGGCAGGTGGACACATTTGTTCCCCCCTACACGAATCAACGTGGCTCCGTACCGGGAACATGGTGAATTTCTGGCTGACTTTGACTTGGTGATTCACCACGGTGGGGCTGGTGTCACTTACACCTGCACGGAAGTGGGTGTGTGGCAGATGATCCTGTACCAAGTTGGTGACCAAGTTGAATGGTACAAGCTATTGCGCACCATGGGCGTGCTTATCCAAGCACTCACTGATGATAGGTGGTTGCGGTACACCACGCCGGGATGTGCGCAACGAGGTGAGCCCCGTGGCCCCACATTAACTTCACAGTCAAGGTTGTGGGTGCTACATCCCCCAGATGTCTTTCCAGAGGTGCCTAGGCTCCCGGCCAAAAAGATTTATGATCTGGCGCTCACAGAAGGCTTCTCGCCAACTGGCTTCCATACAAATGCGTACTGGGAGCTTACAAACTCAATGCCACCACACCACACCCCAAAATTTGGGAGGGGCGAGCTACAGGATTTTGGCAACAAGATATGCTCAGAACTCGACCCAGGTGGGGATGACCAATTGAAAAGAGTCGCATTGGCAATCCTTGCGGAGGTGGGTCTTGTGAGGAAACGAGACATCCTCAAAAATTTCCCTTTGATGGGCCTGATGACTGGTTCTTCACACTTAAAGCGTTTCATAGCCAGCTATTCCCTACTTGCTAAGGATTGGGCGAACCACATCATCCGTTTTGCCAGGGCAGTTGGCGCCTCAATGCCGATTGATGAGTCACCTGGAATGTCCGAAGCGCCAGTGCACTCATATTTGCCAACCCGGTTCGGCTTGCCCACAGGGCTCGACACTGTACCTGACATCCTGGAATTCAGGAGGGAGATCGCTTGCCGACACCCCCCATCCAGTAATGCTTATGTTTACTTGCGGCCGTTGTTTGGTCGAGTCGCTGGAGTGAACTTCGCCCCCATGCATGCAGTCATCGAAAGGAAGGGTAAATTTGTGGAGTTGCAACGAGTTGGCGATGGCCGCAACCTTGTTGTCCAATGGTCGACCCCCCAAGGGGCATTCCTGGGCTCGAACTGGGTGAAGGTCATGGCCGTGCCTGTCCCACAAAGCTTCAAGCTAGGTTACCGGGATCTGGCTGCTCAGTTCGACGGGAACAAGTACAGGTCCCTGGGTGATAACTGTCTCTTCATGGTGAACTACATCATCCACAAGTCCACCAACACCATCATACCATGGAAACATCTGGGGGGCTATGGGGCAGACATCCCAACCAGGGTTGGGGCCTTCTTTGGTGAATGGGTCGCAGGACAATGGCGTGGTGTCAAAGGTGACGTGAAGATCGAGTTGTACCAGAAAACAATGGAAACGGCCTTTACTAAGTTGGTTGACCTTCCAAACGTAGATGCAAAGTTTGGTGCAATGGCGGCCCCCAAATTCCATTCTTATGGGAAGGAAAGTTACGAGGCTGTTGCTAAATTCATGCGGTCCACCGTGGTACAGCAACTCGCTGGCAGCCAAACTTCAATGGACAACCTGAACCACCTGACATGGCTTGCGACCACCAAATTCAGGTTGACTTCGGGCATACTTCATAGATCACTAGCACACAGTGCTGTGATTGGGCTGAAATGGACAAGTGAGGAGTACACATTCTTGATCACCCTTGGCCGCCGGCTGGAATGTTCTTTACACAACCCATTGGTTGACCAGCTGAGCGCGGCCACCGTTGCCACAAGGAAATGGTGGGGGACCAAACCCAGGGCTAAAGTTGTCTGGGCGCCCTTGTTTTCAATACACACGCCGCACCACTGGCTTTACACACCGAAAGACGGAACTTTCACCACAACAATGGTGGCTTCAGATCGACTTAAGATCCAACCGGGTCAACGTGTTGTCAAGCTGAACCTGAAGGAAGTGTTGGAGCGATACAAGGAGGTGTTCCCGGAGGTGAACTTTCCTGATGTCAAGGTTACCCGCGTACATCAGGGCGAGTACAAGCTGGAAACAAAGGTGCCTTTCCGGCAACGTAACCCGAACCTTACACCCGATTTCAAGCAAGTGGTCAGCGAGCTTCAGGCTGCTTCAGGAGCAGAGGCCGGCATCTTCTCGATGCGGTTCGCTACGCCAGACATGGCTGAGGAGATCACTGACCGTTATTTCACTGGAGTCGAAACAGGGTTCACCACAGAAGAGGAACGACAAGAGATGGCAGAAGCCATCTTTGCTTCAAACCCAGACAAATATCGGGACACCAAACTGGTTGCACCTGAGGATGTTCTACACAAGTGGAAGACAAAGTATAGTGCAGGCTTCCCATATAGGTTTAATGCCCGAGGAAAAGCTAGCAGGGCCGATCTTATGAAAGCAGCAGGTGGGAAGAAACAGTTCCTCAACGCAGTGCGTTCCTACATAGAACAACCAGATAAGTTCCCTTCAGTTTCGCACGTGTTCGTTAAGGATGAGGTTTTGCCATCATCTTACAAAGACAAGTCCAAGATACGGACCGTGATCGCACAAGATATCCTGTCGTACTTCACCCAAGTGGCCGTGGAGGGGGATATGGCAAAAAGGGTTAACCCTATGTCCGGTTCGAGCTTGGGTGTTTCCCCGCAACATGGTGGGATGTCAAAACAGGCTGAGGCGCACCTACCATTCAAGCACCATTACGCCTCAGATGTGACAGCGCTCGATAGCCGCCTTTGCTGGGACTACTATGACGTGGTTACAAGGCTGAGGAAGAAAGGGTTCGAAGGCCACCCACAATATACCCAAATTTGTGAGCTCCTCGATGTTGCAGCTGAAAATCTGTATTGTTCTTGGTTGGTTGACATTTACACTGGGAGGTCCCGGTTCAAGACGCAGGGTGCGAGCACGGGCCACGCCACTACAACGCCCACTAACACTTCCTATGTTGAGGTCATGTTTTTAGATGCTTGGAGAATGCAAACAAAACGACCGTTAGCGGAGTTTTACGAAGCCGTGAAGCTGACAAATTTTGCAGACGACAACTTTTATTCTACGAGTTTGCCGAGGTCTGTCTTTGGTCCAGAGGTGTTGCAGGATTACCTAGCTACAAAGGGTGTCCATGTCAAACTGGAGGCAGCCTCTGATTCCCTCTCAGACATCTCCTTCCTTGCTAAATGGTTCTCTACAAAAGAATCCGACCTGCTGCATGTCAAAGAGGTTATTGGGCATGCACCACCTGTGGCAATAATACACGACAAGGGGCGACTTGTGATGAAGTTCTCCGATTGCAAAGGCAAAAGCGATCTACGCACACGCTGGGCAAAAACCGTTTCACTGTTGGACAACTGTGCACATCATCCGGACCTACATGCCATTGCCTGGCGGTACCTGCAAGACCAATTGGCCCCACGACTAAGCAAACGCCAATCTGGCAGGAAATATATGACTCAGGTTCGACCACGAAAGTACGAAGATGTCCTCAGGTTGATGTACACCGGGGAAGGTGACTCAGTTCCATTTGATAGGGAGGGACTTTCCTTGCGTGAGAACCTTTTCACATTTTGGCAGGGTCTCAAAGAGGACATAGTTGCGTGGGATGGGTCAGTGACAGCCAGCGCCCGCCTTCTCGAACGGTGGGCCGGGGTGGGGGCCGCTTTCGCCCTCAAATCGGAAGACAAGGGAGCAGATACTTCCGATTTCCGGCGTGCACACATGGACCAAGAGTTTATCATGGAGCGTCATTTATACGTGCATGCTGGGATGCCTAGTGACCTGTCCACTCTGAGGCGGCTGGCTAGGCAAAGCCCCTTTTCGGACTTCCTGAGACTGGAGGAATTCTGGCAGAGACGCGACGAATGGATACACAGTGAAGATGACATACCAAGTCTCAACTTTGGCATAGGCTTGTTGTTCTTATGTTACATGTTCGTCGTGTGGGTGGACCACAGCGCAACCAAAATCCCGATACTTGGCCCCCTTTACCGTGCATTCACATCGTTGGAAGCCATCACAGCAGAGTTTTACGGCAATCTGAACTCGTTTTACTTCACCATGTTTGGGTGTAGTAGCACATCCCTTGGGGCACTCATACCCAAGGACAGGAAAAGTTTTCAGAAGCACATGGCCCTGACTCTGTGGGGTAAATTTACACACCTAATCCCTGAAATGGACGGACCAAACCTTGATGGGTTCCAAGAGGTTGTGAACCAATGGGTGGGACTGGTCGCGATGTCACACTCACTGGTTATGCAAGGAGAGTTTTGGGTGCTTATGCCCACCAAAGAGGATCCTACAGCACAGGTGGTTTCAACCGCCGCAGAATGGGAGCCACTTGATCATTCAGACTCTGTGGACAGGTGTCAAGAAATCCTCCGCCAGGGCGGGGTCCCAATGGTCACTAGTTCCACTGGTGCAGGGAAATCTACCGATTTTGTGGTTTGCCTGAAGCGTAAGTATAGGACTGTGTACTTATCCATGCCAAGAAGAATCCTTGTGACCACAAACCCAGTCGCCCAAACGAAAGTATACTCAGGCTCAGAGGAACGATTGCAGGCAGGAAAAATCAATGCCGTGACCCATGGCTACCTCGAACTTATTTTAACCCAACTGGAAAAAGATGAAATCCTGGTGCTAGATGAGTTCCATGAGCTAGATGAAGCTTCAATATTATTGCTCACAAAGTTCCAAGGTCAAGTAGTGGTTCTAACCGCTACTCCACCAAGTCACCGTCAAGACCTGTTTACTGAGGTGAGGCTAACCAAGTCAAGGAATGCTGGCTTTTCTGTATTGGAAGAGACAAAAAAAGAAATGAGAGACATACCAACACAAGTTGTCCTGGAGGTCGCATCACACCTGGGTGAGAAAACCATGGTGATACTCCCTAGTTACAGGTTGTGCAATGTCGTTGCTTCCGCCCTAGAGCGGCAGTGTAAGGGGTTGACGACATGCATAGTGTCAAAACGCACGCCAAATATCAACCCGGCTGCAAATGTTTATATTTGCACTACAATTGTGGATGCAGGTATCACCATACCAGGGGTTACTCTGGTCATTGATGCTGGTCGGTCCGTGGGATGGAAAGGTGGGACTTTTGGTACCTATTATTCAAATAGGGCAACATCTGAGCAGCGCAGGGGTAGAACTGGGAGGACTGTCAGTGGTAAATACATCCGTCTCACCAATCGGTGGGATGAGGCGAAATTTGATTTCACCATGGCTTTCGCTTGCAACAACAAAAACCTGGCCATTGATTTCGGTGAGCGAAGACCATTGCCGGCATACGATAAGCTGCTTTCTTTCCTGCCAGGTCTCTACAACCCAGCCGTATTTGACAACGACTTTTCTCTGGTTGTTTTCTTTTACCACCTAACCAACAATAGGGGTGACAAAGAGAAGACCTTTGAGGCCTACGATCGCACGAGGAGGAACCCGTTGGTGGGTGAGGATGGGTACCTCATGGACGCATTTGGCAACCCCCCGTTGGACAAGCTGGAAACAGTGATAAGAAAGGCAGATGCGTGGAACGATAGTGGTGAGAATTTCATAAACCCTACAACTGGCAAACTGGAAAGGCTGGAATTCACACCCAAAGACTCTTTGGTTGGCCTGGTTCTCAAATCAGGTTTGGTGGGAGCAAAAAGTGTGCAAAAGGGTGTACCCTTTGAGGATTCACGAAAGTGGACTCAGGGTATGCTTTACACATAGGTGGCGAAAACTGTATTTGTACGTTTCCTTTAGTTTTCAATTTCCTTTGTTTTGTGTGTGGTGACAAGTGTGGCAAACTTAGCCGGATCCGATTACAACCCCAAGTAGGGTTGCGGTACCGTGGCAGCAAAAGTTAACCTGCCCTTTCGTCTGAGATAAAGT